GTACACCAGGCTGTAGGGGTTATCCTGACAGGAAACCGGCAAAATGAGAAACTATCTTCTCAAACGTGAGCAATCCACTACCCACTACACTTGTTTCCGCTTAAAATCCAGGGATAAAATGGGAAGCAACGCGCACACCTAGCATTTAATCAGGAAACATTTGTACTAGCTTACGCTCCGGCGGCCTATCTAGGTACACCCGCGCACGTAGCACATACCATGCCAAGGAACTAGGAAAACCACTGTACATTTATTCACTATACATTTATACAGTAATTTTCCCCGGCAAACGGCACGATAGTTGCTAACGAGATAGAATACATTTGTACACTTGCCGTTCAGTGCCCCATTTTCTAGGCGTTCTATACATTTGTTCAGAGTCCATTTGACCAGTGGAATCTTGTACACCTATACATCCGTATAGTTACTGTTCATTCGTTCAGTAGTATACTCTTGTTCACCTGTACGCCTGTTCACTTGGCCTTTTGTCCACCACTGTACAAAGCTCCACTAGTATACAGATATACAGTACTGTACACCCGTATAGGGGTGGGTTTTTGTCCACTGGACACTTGTACACTGTACAGCTGTTCAGGCGGGGGCATGGTCACAGTACTCCCAATTCTTTTTTAAATGTAACACCCAAACCTATTCAATAAGAAAAGATTGTTATTAGCTATATAGAAAATTACTCCCAAAATAAAATAGATTGTAATAGTCAAACATTATCAGTCAATTATTCTACTTTCAGCCTCGCAGAGTAACACTGAAACATTATGTTTCCTCGCCTCCAGTTGCTAAACAATATATAATAACCACTATCACACAACCAATTAGATAGTACATGCTTCACCTCCATAATAGTATAGTCGAAACTAGCTAGAGATTCAAATTAGGTTGTCACACTTATTGTAATCCCGTCCATCTAAAAAGTGTAATATTTAATCTCAGAGTGTATAATATCTATATAAAGTGGAAATTATTAGATTCTATGCGTATAATAGATAAAGGAACTAAAACAAAAATGAATAATGAACAGATAGAGATTGTAAAACAAATAGCAACTAAACTCGCAAAGAGTTACACCTATCCAGGTTTTGATATTAAGGATGCTGTTCAATTTGCCCTAATGGCGGTAGAGAAAGTAGTTCAAGAAGGGAAATATGATAATGGGCGGCCATTTCCGAATTTCGCGTATACCCACATAAAGAATAGACTCTTCAATAATAAGCGCGATAAATGGGTGCGGTTCGTAAAAAATAAAGTGGCTATGGTGTCCCAACTCAATTATGACCCACAGCATTTTAAGAATGTATTTGATGATAAGCTTGATAAAATTGAAATAGAAGAGATGTTGGACACCTTCCCCGTTAGTTTGCGCTCCACAATACTAAGAATGATTAATCAATGTAAAATTTCTACATCCAAAAGAAATGAGTTAAAAGAGTGGACCCAAAAAGAGGGGCTAAATTCTAATGGCTAAGAAGCCGCGAATATCTAAGACGGGTTTATCTGTTAAAGAAAAGGACTACATTTATAATAATCGGGATAAGTATACGATTGAGGAACTTGCCCAAAGATTAAAAAAAGAGATTCTATTAGTTAAACTCCACATCCAATCTTTAGATTCAAACAATTTTATTAAAGATTCTGAGGAAAAATTAGAATATACTCAGTTAGACCTACGAAAACGTTCAGAGTGGAAAATGTTTCAGGAACAATTTACGCCAGAAGAATTAGTCTACATTGAGGAGCTCTACTATAGATATATCCAACAGTTTAAGGGCGACGTTTTAACTACTGAGGAACAACAAATATTTCAAATACTAGAAATTACAGTATTCTCCAATAGAATTAAGCGTCAGATGATGGTGGATGAAGAAGATAAGATTAGAATAAATCGGGATTTAGAATCTGAACTTAATAAGGGGCAAACCGCTAATCAAGTTCTAATCCAGTCACTCCACAATAGATTAAATACAATAAATGCGGCCCGCAATACTAAATTGAGCGAATATGATGAGTTGATTAAACAGCATGGGAAATTACTGGACCAATTAAAAGCTACGCGAAATCAACGTATTAAATCTATTGAGGACTCTTCTAAAAGTTTTGTGGGCTTAATTAAAAGTTTAGATGACCCCGCCATTCGTGAGCAGATAGGGATTGACATTGAGGCTTTAAGAATTAGTACTGCCCGCGCCATATTTCAATTAAAACAGCCCCACAAATATATTAATGGCGAGATAGATTTCCCACTACAAACGGGGCAAGATAATGATATTTCTCCTTCTTTACCTCTCCCACAATTAAATAATGATGACGAAGACGAAGCTGAAAGCGAGGATGAGTAAGTATGAAAACAGAGGATTTTGTTATATTGAGGGATAGTCGTGAACAAAGGGGGCACGGTTGGAATTTTGGACGTAAGGATGGTTTTAATTCTACTAAAGTACAATGCCTGAAAACGGGTGATTATACTATTGAAGGGTATGAGGATATATTATGTATTGAGAGAAAAGGCAGCATCGTTGAAATTGCGGGTAATGTTACTCAGAAAAGATTTGAGAATGAGTTGGAGCGAATGTGTTCTATCGAACACTCATTTATTATTTGTGAATTCGATTTTTATGAATTGATGACTTTTCCTAATTCGGCCAAAGTAGCTTGGTCAGTAAAGAAATCATTTAAGATTACCCCAACATTCATCATGAAACGTATCAATGAATTTCAATTAAATTATCCAGCCAAGTGGCTATTTACCGGGGCTTATGGCCAACAAGTAGCTAACTCAATTATTAAGAGAATTATAGAAAAATATGAGCCAGCCCAAAAATGAGATTTCAGAAAGACTATATAATCAGTATATTGTCGAGGAACCCCACCTTAATTTAGAGCCAGAAGACTTAGTAAATATAAGTAATCCATTGCGAACAAAAAATAGATATTTGTTGGATAATCCACACAAACATTTAATGTATATATTTAAACAGCCCGAATATGTTGCGGCTGCCGCAAAGTATCTATTCAATTTAGAGATTACACCACAGCAAGCGGCCGTAATTTATAATTTATCCACTCACTCATTCCCATTCTTACTTTGTACGCGAGGTTGGTCTAAAACTTGGGTACTTGGCTTTTACTGTATGTTAAGGGGAGTTTTAGAACAAGGAATTAAAATAGCGTGCGTTGGGGCGGGTTTACGTCAGTCTCGACATATATTTGAATATGCATCTCGCATGTGGAATAATTCTCCAGTACTTCGCTCTTTATTTAATGTTCAGGGAAATGATGGGCAGGGACCAAAATGGCAACAGGACCGATTTGTGATTACTATGGGGGAGTCAAAAATCTCATTCCTACCTATTGGGGACGGTGAAAAGATTAGGGGTGAACGCGCATCCATCATTATAATCGACGAATTACAATCTCAAAATCCTGAAATCTTAGAGCGGGTTGTTTATGGTTTCGCAGCCGTATCCAGAGACCCAATAGAAAATGTTAAGAAGATGGCGAAATATAGACGGCTAAAAGATATGGGAATTGAGGCTGATGAGCCTGAATTATCTACTAACCAAATTATTCTCTCTGGCACAGCATACTATCAATTTAATCATATTTATAAGTACTTTCAAAATCATAAAAACAAGATACGGCAAAATTTAGGTAATGATGCGGCCGAACATGTTCTTATAAGAATTCCATATGAATTAGTTCCTGAAGGTTTCATGGAAACTAATATTATTGAAAAAGTTAAAGAGGGGGGAATTACCGGTATCGCTGAGATGGAATTTGGCTGCGTTTTCTCTCGCGATAGTGATGGATTTTATAAAGCCTCTATAATAAATAATGCGATAGCTAAATTACAAAATAATATACATTGGGATAGTGCTGGCAATAAAAGTATAGAATTTTATCCTTCTATGAGGGGTGCAAAGGACAAAGAATATGTAATTGCTATTGACCCTGCATCCGAACAAGATAATCTTAGCGTCGTAGTTTTGGAAGTGTGGCCAGACCACAGACGAACAGTATATTGTTGGACCACAAATAAAAAGGACCACCGCGAAAAATTTAAAAAGCAAATTACTAATGTTGATGGCTATTATAGTTATTGTGCCCAAAAAATTAGGGAGCTTTCCAAAATATTTAATACCACAAATATAGTTATTGATTCTCAGGGTGGTGGTTACGCTATTATGGAAGCGTGGAACGAAGAGAAAAATATGAAGACGGGAGATATAAAGTGGTGGCCAGTTATAGATGAAGAGAAAGAGAAAGATACTGATGACTACCAGGGTTTACATAATGTGACTGTAATCCAAATGGCTAATGCCGAATGGGTATATGAAGCTAACCATAATTTGAAAAAAGACATAGAAAGTCGTACTTTACTGTTCCCCTATGTTAATCCGATTGATTATGCGATTGAGTCATTAGATAAAATTGAAAACGGTGTAGAAGTACTTGAAGATGTAACAATCGAGATAGAAGAATTGAAGAGTGAGTTAATTATTATAGAGCATACCAAAACTCCAAATGGTAGAGATAAATGGGATTTGCCCAAAGTTAAAGCGGCGGGGCAAGTAAAACAACATAATCAATTAAAGAAAGATAGATATTCCGCTCTTTTAATGTGTAATGCTGTTGCCCGCACAATCAATAAAGAAAAGCCCCATGCCGAATTCTCTTCATATCAAGGTATAGGATTGAGTATTTATGATGAAAGAACTCCAAAGGAAAATGAACGACTTTATGTTGGACCATCTTGGTTTGCAGATGCTCACAACGCTATGTGGGAGGGTTAATTATGTCAGAAATATATAAACAGTATGGAAGTAAAGCTAGTTTTGACAAAGCTATGTTGGATTTCCAACCTCCAGATGGCGGAATTTATAGGTCAAATTATAGTTTTAGAGATGTGATTCCGGGTATATCGGTTAGGGAACCAATCAATAGGCGAGATTTTGAGTATTTTAGGCCAGACCAATTTAATACTAAAGATTTAAAAACTATGATTGGGGAATGCATCGCCCTAAGTCATAATGGTATTGTCAATCCAGTTTTCTCTTTAATGTCTGATTTAGTATGTAAAGGACTTCGTTTTCAACATCCAGAAAAGAAATATAATAATTTCCTAGAAGAATGGTCTAAAAAAGTAGAAGCAAAATATAAATCTGAGCGTATTATAGATATTTTATTAAGGAGTGGTAATTGTGTTATATGGCGAACTAATGGAAAAGTCGCTAATAAAGTTACTAAGAATATGTATCTTACCTCTGGAGTTGGCCAGAATAAACAATTTGAAGAAGTAATTAAAGTTAGTAAAGCCGAATTTCCTATGGGATACACCATATTAAATCCTATGGATGTAGATAATGTTAGCGGCGGATTGGGCCAATTTGTCGGAGTGAACAAATATGCTGTAAAGCTTCCTAAATTAACACAAACAGAAAGAAATAGTCCGCAATATGCCGAACTATATGATGAGCTACCAGAAATATTTAAAAAAGCCTTTAATGATAATGCAACATATGCCATATTAGATAATGATAGTATTAGAGTTCTCTCTTATAAAAAACACGACTGGATGCTTTGGGGCATTCCTATTTGTTATAGTATTAAAGATGATTTAAAAAGATTACAAAGATTAAAATTAGCAGATGATGCTGCATTGGATGGGGTAATATCAAAAATTAGATTATGGAAATTGGGCGATTTAGATAATAAAATTGCTCCAA